TCTGGATCACATGGTCGATCACGAATGACTTCGACCAGTGGGTGATCGACCATGTGATCCAGATCAGCGGGGACACGCAGATGATCGACCTGCGCACCCTGAAGAAGTCAGCGCGGCGTCAGCTTGAGGGCAAGACCGACTGGCAGAAGGATCAGGCGGTCATGGACGCTATGCTGGTGCTGGAGCAGGCGGGCTGGGTGGTGCAGGTGGAGAGCGAACTGCACAAGAAGAAGGTCACATGGGCCATCAACCCGAGTCTGCCCACCATGTTCAAGGCGTACCGCGAGAAGGTCATCAAGGCCAAGCAGCGCCACGCAGACTACATTTACCGCCACGCCTACGAGAAGGGCTACGAGCGCAAGCTGGTCAAGGGGTATGACCCTGACACAATGGAATGAAGAAGGCCCGGGATCACCGGGCCTTTTGCTTTATGTGTTCTTCTCCCGCAGCTTGGCTTCGATGGCGCGGGCAAATGTGTGCACATAAGAGCCAGCGACTGCGCATGGCGTTGCAGCTATCTCTGCGATCTGCTCATCCGTCAGCCCCACCCACGGCTTGCTTGCTGGTGGGGATGTGTAGAGTGGAGTTTCCACCCAAAGACCGCTGCCACTTTCTGCCCAATCTTTTTTGTGCTGCGTTAGGACTGGCCCTGAACTATCAGCACTGCATTGATACATCCACGCCACAGGCTCCTGCTCTGGCTGTGCCTTCAGGCGCTCTATTTCCTCGACTCTGATACGGCACAGTGCGTTGGCCTTTCCAAGAAGGTCATGCATGCGGCGCAGTTCGGCGGCGGCTTCATCACACCAATCAAGGTCGTATTCCATTGCATCAGCCAGCCGCAAGGCTTCAGGTTTGGCAGGCTTTGGCGAACCAGAAGTTTTTTCTTGGTTCGCCAATGGTTCGCTATACAGCGGGACTTCATACCACGCGCCATGGTCAACAAAAGACCGCATGTGTTTTTGAAAACTTACCTCATGTGTGCTTTTGTTCTGATACATCCACGCCACAGGCTCCTGCTGCTGTGCTGGCTGTTCGGGCAAAGTCCCCATCACTGGTGAAGCATCCCAAGCGGCCATGTAGACGGATGACGCCATGCCTGCATAAAGCCGTTCGTCATACCCTTCTTGGGCGCATTCATCCATTGCTTTGAGCATTTCTGGCGTTGCTTTCCTCGGGACAAGTTTCCAATCAAGTGGCATTGGCCTTGGGATTGCAGGCACGTAACCTCCTCCGGGTGATGCAAACCCTTCCTTCTGCTGCTGTGCTGGCTGCTCGGCCAGTGCTTCGCGGATGGCGGCCATAGCTTTGGTTGCTGGGCTTTCTGTTTGGCTAGAGCAATTCAACTCCATCGCCTCCAGCGCCAGCTTCAGCGCCTCTGTCTGTTTCGTATTCATTGCATCTTCTCCTTGACGATCTCGTTGGGTTCGATGTGCATCATGGAGCCGAGGTAGACGGCAAACGATGCGCGGGTGTCAGCGACGAAGGGCATGGCGTTGACTCGCTGGATCATCTCCTCGATGGCGCAGTTCCATCCAGAGGCAAAGACCCACTTGGCTGCGTCCTGCGGGTGCAGGCCAAGGTCGCCGTAGATGCGTTCGTAGTGATCGGGTGCGGTTCGCATTTTTACTCCTGTTGATTGGTTCGATGCCTTAAAACTTGGGGCCATCGGTTGGTTCGATGCCTTAAAAACTGGTGGCGTTGGCTGGTTGGGAGCCTTAGTCAGCCTTGGTCTTCGGTCGCCCCCGGGGCCGCTTGAGGGCGCTGGCGGGCGGGGTCAGGGCCTCGAGCACGGGCGGCGCGAGGGCCTCGAGGGTGCCGAGCACGTCAAGCAACCGCACGGCGGCGGCACTGGGTGCCCGGGTGCCCGTGGTCCACTTGCGAAGGGTGAACACCGGCACCCCCAGCAACCCGGCGGCGCGGTTTTCGTCAAGCCCCCGGCGGGCCACAAAGGCCCCGAGGGTGGCGGCAAAGGCCCCGGCGGGGGTCAGGGTGGCGGCGGGTGCCTCGGGGGCACTGGGGGCCGCATGGGCGGCGGTGGCGAGGGTATCGGGTGCGGTGTTCATGGGTGATCCTTCAGGGGGTGAAAAAGCCCCCGGGGTGATCCGGGGGCGGGGTTGCGGGGTCAATCTCGGCCGGTGATCAAGGCCGCGATCAGTAAAAGCACGGCCCGCACGGCGGCGAAGAAAAGGGATAAAACAATTGAAAAGGTGATCAATCGGGGTCCCCCGGGTAAGCCCGCAACCGGCGGGCCACGTATAAATCGGCCTCGAGCTGATCGCGGGTATTTTTCAGGGATTCAATCTCGGCCACGGCCTCGCCGAGGGCCTTTTGTAGGTCCGCGATGCGGGCGAAAAGGCGGGCGGTGCCGGTGAACCCCTCGGCGTATGCGAGGGCCTCGGCCTCATGGGCGGGCAGTGTCATTAAATCGAGGGGCATGGTCAATCCTTCAGGGTTGCAATGGGGATCACCCGGCGGGCCTTTGCATCGGCCACCCGGGCACGGGTGCCGTGCGCACGAAAACCGATGATCACCCGGCGGTCAGGGATGGCACAAAGGCCGCACGATGCGCACGTTACATCCTCGCGGGTTTGCGCGGGGCACACGATGATGGTGCGCCCCTCGGGGGTGTAGCTTTTCTCGGGGGTATCCGTGGGCACGATGGCGCACACGGGGCCGTGCTCGGCGAGGGCATCGGCCTCGCCCGCATCATCGGCCGATAGATTCACGGTGAACCCCCAGCGGGTGGCATGCGCGGCCCATGCGAGGGCCTCGGGGCTTTTCTTGTGGGTGTACGTGAACCCACGGCGGCCGATGTTCGCCCGGACAATCTCACCCAGTGCGGCCGGGTCCACGGCCTCACCCTCGCCGGGTAAATCCCCGGCCACGTTATGCCGCCACAATTGACCCTCGGGCAGTGCCGCCACGGCCTCGCAAAGGGCCTCAAGGGTGCCGCCCCTTTGCGGCACCTTATCCCATGCCATGCGGGTGTAAAAATCCTCGGCGTAGCAATCGGCCCGGTAATGGGGGCACGATGGCGGGCACGATGCCTGCTCGGTGTAGGTCACCGGAATGGCCCCGGTTTTGCGGTTGCTGGATTCAGGGATGAAATGGTATTTCATGATCACTTGTCCCCCAGCATGGATTTAATCTCGGCCTTGATCCGGCGGGCATCCTCGCCCCGCCACGTGCCCGCGTTTGCGAGGAAATACCGGGCAATCGAGCGGGCATCGTCAAGCCCATATTGATCATTCAAGCCCCCGAGGGTGCCCATTGCCTGAAGGTAAGGCACGGCCCCGAAATAGGGTTTTTTCCAGTGGGTGCGGATATCGCGGGCGATGGCGGCGAGGGTGCGGGGTGCGGTTGCAGTGTTCACGGTTGATCCTTCACGGTTACGGGTTACAAAGGTTTCACGGATAAATTGATTGAAAAGGTCCACGGTTCACCCCTTCACAATCTCGGCACGGGTGAACCGGGCGGCGGGTGCCCTGAAGTGGGCACCATCGCAAAGGCGACGCACGTGCCACCCACGGCGGGGACCGGCGGGGGCGATCAATTCGAAAACATCGCCCGGGGGCGAGAATCGCACCCTTTGCCCGGGTGCCCACTGGGTGCGGGCACGTGCGCGGCGCTCGGCGTGTTTTGCGCGGCACCGGACCCGCCACCCGGCGGCATTTGAAGTCTCGGGCACGGGTGCGAGGCGGTCCAATTCATCGAGGACGCGCACGGGGCAATCGAAGTAATAGGGGCCGCAATCCTCGCCGATGTTTTTGTATCCGAATTCACCCCGGCGGCGCTGGGTCAGGATCACTTCGCCGAAGTATTGACGGGCCACCCCCTCGCGGGTGTTTTCGCGCCACATGATGGCGTAAACCGTGGACCCCCGCTCGGCGATCATGTGAACCCCAAAGGCCCACGGGTTGCGGTCAGTGGGTTTTTGTTCAAATTCCCGGGCGATCATTTGAGCACGGGTCAACCCCGGGCAATCGGTGTAAAAGGTCCACCCCATGATCAGGCCCCTTTGCGAGCACTGACCCGCACGGTGTAGAACGGGGCACCCGTGGAAGTGTGCGCGGTGATCAATTGGTGCGAGGGGTTGAACCGCTCGGCGATGGTTTTCCAGTCGATCAGGGTGCGGCCTTCACTGTAGACAATGGCGGCGCGGTGCGCGGTGCCGTCAATGGCCTTTTCACCCGAGGCGATCAGTACATCCTTCAGGGCCTTTTCCTCATCGGTCAGGCGGGCAATCTCGGCCTTGACTTGCGCGAGGCGGTCCACGGTGGCGGCGATCATGATGCGGGTATCGGTTGCGGTGTTCATGGTGTGATCCTTCACGGTTACGGGTTACAGAGAGAAAAGAAAAACGGTGATCACCCACAAGGCGATCAGGGCGAGGGCGGCACCGGCCCAAATGATCACGGGGTGCGGTTCACACTCGAGGGGTTGCGGGTACATCTCGATGTAGGTCAAGCGATGGCGGTTCATGGTGTCTTCATCCTTCACGGTTACGGGTTACGAGGTATCGGTTTTGTCTGACCGATGCGTTAATGTAACCCACTGGGTGCCCATTGTCAACCCCCAGCATGAAAAAAATTGTAGGTGTTTTCCCTGACCCACTGGGTGCCCCTTTGGGGGTTGATCATGGGGCGGTGACAAATGGCCCTTTTGTCTCAGGGGGTCAGTTTTGAGAAAACCAGAAAATAAGTACCTTTTCAAAAGTCGTTAGAACAAGGCTTCCTGTGCGCGAAAGGGCCGATTGTCACCGCGCCCCCGTGAACCCCTTTTCCTGACCCACTGGGTGCCCGGTTGCCCCGGTTTTCCCCCGTTTGCCCCGGTTTTCCCGGCCTTTTCGGGTGATCCATTGACCCACTGGGGCACAAACCCCCGGTTTTCGGGGTTTCGGGCTGGGGACAACTGAAACGGGGGTTTGTCACCGGTGTCACCAGTGTCACCGGGTGCCACTGACCCACTGGGTGCGGTGCCTGATCCTGACCCACGGGGTGCCCGGGTGCGGGTGCCATCGCTTCCGGCGGCACCCGGCCGGGGTGCGCGGTGCCCGGGCGGCGCGGCGGCGCTGGGTTCGAGGGGGCGGGGGAGGGCCGGAGGCGGGTGGGTCGCTGGCAGGGCGGTATCACAAAACCCGTGAAAATTTTTTCAAAAATCAAAAACCCAATGGGTCCACTTTCCCCACGTTGCACAGACTCAGCAAACCGCTGTACACTCCCACTCACTATGGAACAAGGAAACCCTCAGTTCGTAGGCACGGTTGTCACCGGTGAAACCCCACTCCCAAACTGGCTGTCGTGCCCAGACCCCAAGCCCCCACGGCCCACCAAGGCCGCGAGAGAACTGCTGCACCTCGAATATGAGCAAATCTTCGAGCGTGTCATCGAGGACATCTACCGGGGCCGCTCCCTGCAATCCCTGATCGAAGACGACCCGCGCATCATCTCGTATGAGGATTTCCTGCGCTGGGTCAAGCGTGACCCCCAAAGGAACGAGCGGTTCAAGGAAGCGCAGGAGATGCGCACCGAGTTCCTTGCCGGGGAGATTCTTGAGATTGCCGATGGGGTGGAGGCGATTGACCCGTCATCGAGCGATACCGTCAACCGCGACAAGCTGCGCATCGACACGCGCAAGTGGCTCATGAGCGCCCACAATCGCAAGCGGTACGGGGAAACGAAGCAGATTGAGGTGGGCGGGACGATCTCGATCACTGAGGCGTTGGCGCAGGCTCAGGCCCGGGTGATCGAAGCCGAGGTGGTCGATGTGACCCCGAGATTGGAGAATGACTGATGTGGTGGTTGTTTTTGTCTATTGTTGCCGTGTGGGCTGTTTGGCCTTTGCTTTCCCACGATTGGTGGGATGACCCGGAGAGTTTTTGATGCAGAAGATGCGCTACTCGCCCGAGGAGGAGCAACTGCTGATGTCGCAGTTGTGGTCCCCGAGCATCAAGGACGACCCCGAGGCGTTCGTGCTGTTCGCGTTCCCGTGGGGGCAGAAGAACACCCCACTCGAACACTTCAAGGCACCCCGGGCATGGCAGCGCAGGACGCTGCGGCGCATACGGGACTTCATCAAGGAGAACCGGGGCAAGCTGACCGAGGGTGATCTGATTGATGCGCTGCGCAGGGCTGTCTCGTCCGGCCGGGGTGTCGGTAAGTCGGCCCTCGTGTCGTGGCTGATCCTGTGGATGCTGACAACCCGGATCGGGTCGTCAGTCATCGTGTCGGCCAACAGCGAGAACCAGTTGCGCAAGGTGACGTGGGGTGAACTGACCAAATGGGTCACGATGGCGATCAACGCCCACTGGTGGGAACCCACGGCTACCTCGCTCAACCCCGCAGCGTGGCTCACCGAGTTGGTCGAGCGTGACCTCAAGAAAGGCACCCGGTACTGGGGTGCCGAAGGGAAACTGTGGAGCGAGGAGAACCCAGACGCCTACGCCGGTGTTCACAACATGGACGGCATGATGGTGATTTTCGACGAAGCCTCGGGTATCCCGGACAGCATCTGGTCCGTGGCTGCGGGCTTCTTCACCGAGAACATCCTCGACCGGTATTGGTTCGCGTTCTCCAACGGACGGCGCAACACCGGGTACTTCTACGAGGCCGTGGACGGGAACAAACGCGACTTCTGGGAGTCCGAGAAGATCGACGCCCGCACCGTCGAGGGCACCGACAAGTCGATCTACCAGCAGATCATCGAGGAGTACGGCGAGGACTCCGACGAGGCCCGGGTCGAGGTCTATGGGGATTTCCCTAAGTCCGGCCAAGACCAGTTCATCGCACCCCACCTCGTCGATGACGCCATGAAGCGCGACCAGTGGAAAGACATGACCGCGCCCGTGATCATCGGGGTGGACCCGGCCCGGGGCGGCATGGACTCCACCGTGATCGCCGTGCGCCGGGGGCGTGACATCGTGGCGATCAAGCGGTTCCGGGGTGACGACACCATGACCACGGTCGGGCACGTCATCGACGCCATCGAGGAGTACCGCCCTGCCCTGACCGTCATCGACGAGGGTGGCCTTGGCTA